CTAAAATCTAAAGTATGCATAAAGTCAATAAAATCAATAAATATTTTTCAAAATTCTGTACAAATTCATAAATTTCTTTGCTATTTACTGTTAAAATCCAGCCTTTTTCCGAATTTCTAACAGTTTATTTTTTCTTTCTCTCGCACTTGTCTTTTTGACATAGTGCTTTTTAGTTACATCTGTTCCGCTATGATTTGCGAACTCACTTGCTAAGTCAATCCCAGCTGTTTTTGCAATAAGATTAATACTTGTTTTTCTAAGTGAGTGTGGATATAGATTTTCTATTCCGATTAACTTTCCTATTTTTCTAACTCTATCTCTTATCGTTGACTTGCTCATTTGCTTAAATACTCCGTTGTATTTAGTTACTAACAAGTATTCAATATTGTCATTTCTACATCTCAACCACTCCTTTATCAAATTTATTGTTTCCTCGAATATCGCAAACTCCACAATTTTCTGTTCCTTTTCAACGATTCCACTTATTAGCCCATTCTCTAAATCAATGTTACCAATCTTAATCGACTGCAACGCAGTAATTCTGCAAGCTGTATCAATTATCAAATTAAATATGATCCTGTCTTGCAAATCATACCGTTTGTCCATTTCCATTTTGATGTTAATTTCAATAATTTCCTTGTTTGTGAGATAATAGCTATTTCTCCGTTTCTCCACATCTGTAACTTTCAATCTATCGAGTTTATCACGAAACGGATGTGTTGCTATTAAATCACGCTTAACTGCCCAAATATAAAAGCTACTAATTGCCGTTATCTTATTATTAATAGTTCTAGCATTATTGCCTTTCACTTCCCTGCAATATCTTATATATCTCTCAAGTATACTCACAATAAATTTTAATGTATCTTTACTAAGCAAGTAACGATTATTCTCATACACTCTTAAATACTCTACAAACTGTTTCATATTGTTTAAATACGTCTTGTAAGTCGTGTTTTTAGTTGCTACATTCTTAGCTATACTACTGTTCAAATACTCCAAATAAATCTCTGCATTTCTTCCTTTCAACTTTTGCAATTCCATTTTTTTATCATCTCCTCTATAATGTTTTATTACATTATAGACTAGAAAATTTGTTTGATTTTGGAAATAATTATATCAAATTTCCAAATGGTCTGATCATACAATGGGGAACAGAATATCTAAGCACTGGAGCAGGAACAACAATCAATTTAAAAGTTGCTTTTAAAACAGTTAATTATTCAGTTTCGGCTATCGACGGAGGAGCTGGAACTTATATACTTGGCATAGACAATCATCAAATTAATTCATTTAGAGTTTTTAACAGAATCCCAGGAACGAATCTTTATGCGACTGGAAACTATTTCCGTTGGATTGCCGTTGGTTATTAACTAGAAAATTTGTTCGAAATTGAAAAACAAACAATTAATATTCCGAACGGCTTTGTATCGTTTGTAAAACAAGGAAATATCGTGAGTGTAAATGTCTTAATTCAAGATGATACGAATAATTTGTTTTTTCTTGAAAACCAAAAACTTGTCGATATCCCTCAAAAGTTTTTACCAGTTCCCGAATCGCACAGATTAGAGTCAAGTTTAGCTTTTAGTTCGTTATCTGGAGCAAAAGGTGCTACAAGAATACAAATTAATCCATCAATAATTACAATCTGGGGAGCAAACAACGGTCGTTTTAACATTTTGAAAGGTTCAGCAACGTATTATTCTAAAATTTAGTAACCTACGGCTAGCCAACGTATTGTTGTATCGTTAAAAGCATCGGCACCGTCTTTCCCCCAACACCTAAATTGTGTTCGTGAAATAGCAGCTATCGAAGTTCTATTTGTTCCGTTCCAAACATCGGAACTAACAACTGAAAAGCAATCATTTTTAAAAGGGATGGTAAAATTTCCGACGGTTCCGTCTGCACCATCAGTTTTTCGATAGTTGACTATACCGCCTTGAATAATTAAATCACCAATTTTGAAATAGCTGCTGCCTTTTTCGAACAAATTTTCTAATTTGTCCGAAATCGGTTTGTTACTTATTGCTCTAAATTTTCCGCTATCATTGTAAGTTAAAGAATTATCCTCAATACATTCATAGTAAAATTTCGTAACACTGTCATAATAAAATTTCCCTTTCGTCTTGTTTCCGATATCTTGTATATTTCCGCCAAATTGCAATCCTAATATTTCAGCTAATCTTGAACTAACTAAATAATTTTCGTCCGCATATTTTTTAGTAATATACGTAATGCTCGGATCAATAACAGCTGTCACATTTGCCACTTGATCTACAATAATCGTATCTACATATTCAATCTCTACGACATTATTAGCCGAGAAAGGTGGCACAAAATCTGGACTAGTCGAAATATTGTAAGCATAAAGTATTTCAACGTTATCATTTCCGTGCGCAAATATTCCTAACTCTTTTATGTAAAACCCTGTTGTTACTGATTTATTAGTCAATAAAGCGTTAATTTCACAAGTTCCATTTCTTTTTACATTTATATTCAAGATTGGCAATGTTGTAATTTGATTGACTAATGATGTCCTTTCTCTTTCAGAAGTTAACGATGTTCCATCTCCTATCGCCATTTTAGTAAATGTTATTGTTTCTCCTGCTAATCCTTTTGCTAATAATTCTCTTCCTTTTTCTGTTAAAATAAATCCGTTAAATTTTGCCATAATTTACCTCCTATCTTATTTCTCTTAATACTCTTGTTCTGTGTACTGTTCCAAAATTTTCTGTTATAATTTCATTTGGAATATTTATATCAGTTGAGTTCAAGTAATATTTCTTTTTATTTTTTTCAACGAAACCATAATAATTTGTCTTTTCTTCTTTTCTTAAAAGCCTTATTCCTTCAAGCCAAGAACGAATATTTTTATACTGCTCTACAACTTCAATTATTTTCTTGTAGCCTTCATAATCTGATAAATTCCCATCTGTATTTACTTTAAAATATCCAGGATTTCCTCCATATTTAAACCATTCTATTATTTCAACGTTTCCATTAAATAATATTTCACATATTTCTTTAATTCCGCCTACAGTCCCTTTGTTAAAGTGTGAAAAAACAGACCTTTTTATTAATTTTATTTTAGTATCTCTTGTGATATTAGAATCAATGTAATCAACATGATATTCCCACATCAAAAAATCTAATTCTACATCATTTAACTCTGATAACTCCAAAAAAAATTTTCTTTTAATCGCTTCATGCTTCTTTTTGATAGCAAAATTTATTGATTCATATATCCAATGCGTCGTTTTATCATTCAAAGTTGATTTCGCTGCTATATCAGTTAATTTTAAATCATCAATAGTTATCATATATTTTCAACTCCTAAATAATTGCTTGTAACACTTGTATTCTCTGCTATTTCATTAAAATCTAAAACTCTAAATGTTGGACTTCTTAATACAACTCTTTTTACTCCAGCTAATTTTAGTAACTTTATAAGCTCGTCTGGATTAATATCTCTGCCCATTTTATTTTGTTGCCAAATCTTAAAATCTTTCACGGCTTTTTCAACATTATTTTTAATAACATTTACAAGCGTTTCATTAGATTTATCAATGTAGTAGTCAAAATCAATTGTGTATGATGTTTTTATTGCCTGTTTTACTGTTACATTATCCGTTAGAGGTCTTATATTATCAGTATTCAGCATTTCTTCAATTCTCTTTTTTAGCTCATTTGTTAGTGTCAGAGAATCAGTTAAAACATAAATATCCACATTTGTTGCACTTGGACTATACGCTACAACATCAACAATATTCGTACTTGTCGACTTAGCCCAAAATTCATAAGCTCCTTTACTTCCAGCTGTTGTAAACGATTCAGGGATTTCTCTGATTCTAGCTCTATAATTGTCGTCTTGCTCTATTTCAGCTCCATTATTTGATGCTGTAATGTTCTCGACTTTATCGTAATGTGGAAAAATGTCGACCATCGTGTTAATTTGTCCGACTGGAATATCATTTCCAACAGTTCCTGATGTGTTGCAAGTTGCGATTCCATCTACATATAAATCGCCTTTCTCTATTTTATATTGTTCATCTGTTGAAAAATACAACTCATTGTATTGAATCCTTGACCCTTTCGGAATTATTATGTCTGTCGCTTGAATATCAGTAATATAAAATCTAAATGTTGCTACGGCTGGTTGTTCTACAAGTCTTTTACCTCTATTTCCATAGAATTCTCCTTTCAAATCTAACCGCTCATTTCTTGCA